TCCTATTTTTATTTATAAGGTATTTATATTACTGCTCTTCTTCAGGTGGTGCTTCTTCGTCGCCCTGTTCACCTTCCGCCTGCTGCTGCATCATTTGTTGTTGCATTGCAATTGCCTGTTCATCTTGTATTTCTTTATTTATTTCTTCAATTTCATCATCTGTTTGATTTAAAATGTTCTTTCTTAACCATCTGGAAGAATAAAACTGACCAACATAATTTGCCATTATGTTCAACATATCAATCTTTTCTCTCATTATTTCATTTTCTTTTAAATCACTAAAGAAGGAATCTTTATTCCATACAAAGAAAATATCTTGATATGTTTTAGTCCAGTCCGCTTCAGTCATTATTCCCTTTAGTAAAACTTGTTTCTTCAATAAGTCGATGAACAGGAATCCAAATCGTTTTCTTAGTTTTTCTATAAACTTGAAGAATAAAACTTCGTCTCTTGTTATTTCGGTGGATCGTCCTAGACTAAATCCCGTGGTAGTTTCCATGCGACTAATAGGAACATTTAGTGCTCTATAGACCTTCTTGAGAAGATAATCCACATCATCTAATTGTCCTAAATTTTGACCACCATCTAGAGTTGCAATTTCTGTTCCCCTGCCACCTTCGCGTCTAGGAATCCAGAAATCTTCCAACATCGACATGTGGTTTCTTTCGTCTTTTATTTCACCAGTTTTGCTATCATATGTTACTTTATTTCTATATTTGTTCATTAGACTGGCAATATATTGTTCTGCTTTTTGTTTTGGTAAATTGCCAACATCTACATAGAAAATTCTTCGTTCTGGTGCTCTGGACATTCTATAAATTACAACGGCATCTTCTATTTGCCTTAACATATTTATTGGTCGAATTGCTTTGTGTATATAACCAACAACACGTTTAGTTGTGCTATCCACGATTCCACTATGAACATATGAAACTGAATCTAATGCAATTTTAATTCCATGAGAAGTGGTTGGAGTTAGAGAGTCCGTATCTAGATCCGTATAAACAAAAAACTCTTCTATGCTTTTGACGACAGCAACACTGCCGGCGGAACTAGGTTTGATTTCTTTATTTACTTTTCTAACCTTTTTAATTTTAGTCGGATCTATCCCACGAAGTTCTATTATGCCTTTTTGTGGTTGATCCATGTCTATAATTGCATGATAATATAATTTAGAATCTATATACCATCTCCTAAAAATATCATCACCTTTGTTATGAAAATCTAGTAATTTTTTGATTGTTTTGAATTCTGTTTGAAGTTTTGATTTTATATTATCGGACAATGTTGTTACATTATCTAAATTCATAGTTACACATTCATTATTATCATCAAACACTACAGAATCATTTACAATATCTTGAATTGCTTTATCCACTTCCGGATAGAGCGACATCGATCTATATTGCTGTATTAGTGTATTTTCTTCCATGAGCGAGCCACCGAAGTCAAAGTAGCTGCTCATTACACCGCCAGTTTCAATTACATATGTTCCATCGTAATCCTCTGGTGAAACAAATGAGGGTTGGGTCTTGGGAACCTCAACCCCCTCATTGTTTTCGGTAGTTTTCTTTTTCCCAAAGGAAAAACCAAATATATCGCTTATACCCATAATTTATACCTATTTTTAATATTAAGGAGCAGGTGGACCAACTAGCGGACCACCATTTACTGTTGCAGGACCATTTGCACTATATTCCAAATAATCGTATGCAAATGTCACAGTAAATTCACTAAAACTATCCGATGAATCGTAACTAAATTCTAGAGGTCCAACATCGATTGGAAATACATGTTTAAGAAAGAAACCTCTATTCCAAGAACCTTGATTACCGTGTTCTGCTTTTTGATCACCACCGAAATCGTCAAAATTAACAGTAGCGGCTCCTACAAGATTGTATTGTTGATCGTGACTTTCGGCGGTATTCATTGCTTCTAGCCATTGCATGAAGAAGTTTCTTGCATCTGAACTTCTGTCAGAGGAATCATATAATTGAACTGTCCAATCAGGAAATACTCTTTCTCCTGAAAATTTAATAATTCTTCCCATCCAAGGAACAGGTATGACTCCAATTTGTTGATTTGGAATGCTTGTTGCCTTTCCATACAGATCCCAATCGACATTATATAATTGCCCAGATAATCCCGGCGGCCCATTTATTTCCATCTTAAATCTGTTGGGTCTAGTTCCTCTGAACCGTTGTCTGAAATCCGTAATATTATTTGCCATATTTATCCTCTTTCTTAATATTTATAGAAATTTATTAGGCCTGATCTAGGTTATCGTATAGGTTTTTGTTGGTGAAAGTAATTCTTACATAGTTGATTGCTATGGTTGGTTTCACTAAAATATCTGCTTGGAATAATCTAGCCTGAACTAGTTCTGGAGGATTATTTGTTTCGTCGCATATAATTCTAAAGTCAGTAATACCTCTTTGACCTCTAATTCTATCTAGAACACCGAAAGCAGCAATTCTAAAATTAGCTCTCGTTGTTTCATCGTTAATCTCGAATAGAATAGATCTTGCAATTGGTGAAATTATTTTTCGTAGATATATGAATAGTCTAGAAACATTAATTCTGGATAGGGTTGATGTGTCCGCTGCACCAGTTTTATCACCAAAGAGAACTGTTCCTTCTCCTGGGAAGGTGACTACTGGATTGATTCCAGCATCATATAGTGTATCTTGTTGCGAAACTGTTGGATTATTCAATAATCTAACTACATTTAAAATTCTACCTCTGACTCTTCCTGCAGGCGAGAACCAAGGAAATGAATCTCTATCGGTTCTTGTTATACAACCTGCAACATCTGGAGCCAGATTGGTCATAATTAATTTAGAAGAATCTAATAGGCCCTGTCCTGTTGGATTTAAATGATACTTGTTGCCAGCAACATTGATATAATATTCATCGCTTGTGCTATTTATTTTTGCAGTAGCAGTTACTTCGCCTGCATGAACTACTCCAAGAACTGGGAAATCTGAATTTTTCTTAGCCTCCACAACCGTTTTAACATCTGTTGCATACGGATCCGAATCAGCGGTTGCCCCGAAGGTAGCGCCCTGAAATATAACATCAAAAACTAAAGCAGATGCACTTAAAGATTGTGTTCTTACGGTATAACCTGCATCCGTACCAGTTCCACCTATATAGCATCTACCACCATACTGTAAAAAGTTATGAACACCCCACCATTCATATGCCCAAGGTTTCCATCCAGTTGCACCAGAACTGACATCTACATAAGATGCAGCACACACGCCGATTGCGCCCTGTAAGGTAAGACCTGTCCAGTAGGAGGCCGAAAGACCTTTTAAATAATTTTCGGTATGTGTTCTTAGTTTACCATACCAATCATTTATGGTTTCTACTAACATTAACCCGGATTGCTTTTCTCCGGTTACTCCCAGTTCACCAATCAAATTTTGAATTGAAACCATCGCACCGATTCCGGGACTTTCGGTTTCACCAATCGGTGCCACCAATGACTCATCAATTACCTTTATTTGAACATTTGGTCGTGCCATTTAAATCTCCTTATAATATGTTTCCTGTTATTTATGATTTTACTATTTTCCATCAATCATAAAAACCATTCACTTATATTTGGATTATCTATTATGACTTTTCGTGGAATGCTAGTCTTATCGACTAAAATCCAATCATCTTCTCCAATTTTATCTTCTATTTTTATTTCGGTTCCATCGGTGTATAATATTGGTAAAAGTTCAGATTCTATCTGTTCTATCTGATCTTTATACATCTCCAAACGAACATCTAAATTTGTCAAATTTTCAAAGAAATCTTGTCTGGTTGCCCAAGCAAATAGAACCAAACACATCACCAAGTCATCATTATGACCTTCATCTGCTTCATAACTTGTTCTTTTCGCAATGAATGTGGTAAATTCATTTATAATGTCAATATCACTGAATGTTAATTTATCCTGCTCTATGAGATTCTTGAGCACGGAGCAACCAAGTTTTTTAACTAAACTGCTTGTCTTTACACCAAACTGCAATCCTTTGGATCCACCAAATTCACTAATTATCTGGCCTTTTCTACCCAACATGTTAACTTTTACCAAGTTTTCATATTGTAAGTCCGTATGTAAAACATCAGCAACCTGTGATCCAATGTCATTGACTTCCACCAAAATCCAAGCATCGTTATACTTTTTGCCGACTGATCTGATTATGGAGGGAAAGACTAAAGGTGAAATAATATTATTTCTAAATTTAGCAACTACTTTGTAGGGTGGTTTGGTTACATCTATGACAACAAACGCGCTGTAGTCCTTCCCCTGTCCTCTGGCGGTATCTACAGTCATGAAGTACACATGATCGTTTGCATTGTCGTTTTGATCTTTTATGGGTTCTTCGTATATCCAGAACCCATCTTTATTTCTAATCAGGGGTGGGGAATATGTCAGGGTGTGTAATTTGTGAGAGGCAATTAGGGTGTCACTTGAACCAATGAAGTCACATTCGAACTCCTGCTGAAACTGCTTCTCTGAGGTGTTTTGAATAGTCTTCTTTTTCCATTCGGCATCTCGTAGAGGGCCACCCGGAAACTGGGGTGTTTGATCCCAACTAATATCAATTGGAATATACTCGTTATTTTTGTTAATAGCACCCTTCCAGAACTGATAAAACATGTTCAGACCGTTTGGGGTAGAAATTATAATTACCTGAGTGGTCTGTCCTGCGGTTACTGTAGGATAAACTGAACTGAAGAATTCTTCTGCAACGGTTACGGGAACGTGTGCAAATTCGTCCAGAACGATGATGTTAAATGAACCACCACGAACGGCAGATGATGATGTTGCCGCTGCTATAATTTTTGATCCATTTTCAAGTTTGATAGAGTTTTTATTCCACTCAACGATGCCCTGCTGTAGCCACCAAGGAAGGTGTTCATATGCCATTTTTATACGTTCGAGCACTTCGCGTGCAGCAGTTTGTTTGTTCGCCAAGATGGCAATATTCATGTTCTGATTAAATAATGCCTTATTTAAAAGATAACCCGGACCTACAGTGGTAGTTTTACCTGACTGTCTTGGTAATTTACAAATAACATGTCTATGATTTACTAGAGTTTCAAGAATAGTTTCCTGATAATCATAAGGAACAAAAGGAATAACACCTTGGTCAAGAGATACTACTTTGATATAGTTCTTTGCAAAATAAATAGGATCGTTTGCACACTTGATATATTCTTTTACTTGTTCCTTAGAGAAGTCAACCTTTACCCCAGTTGGTTTTAGATTTTTGTTTCCTAAGTAACCCTTTTTATTATACCGACTG